GTACGCTTAGCGTATGGAACCTCAAGTTTGTAGAACAGCATACAAACCTGCAAAACCTCTTGGAGGATATGCGGGTCAAATTCGGGGATAAGAATCCCCTCTGAGGTGAAAATGCGCCTAGTCCAACCCTGCAGAAATAAAGGGAGAAGACCACGTTTTCCGGCCTTGAAAGCCGGGAAGCGCGTGTAGGTGCCGGATTCTATGCAAGAAACAATATGTCGTCCGAAAGACGGCAGAGTGACTGTAAGGAATCCGAGACCCTCATTACTAACACGAGACTCAACATAGTTGATGTCTCGGTTAGAGGAGCATAACGACTCAGGAAGGGAACTATCATGGATAACCTTTGAAAGGAGTCTGACGTAAAACGTGAGACGGCTTTTCATAGTCCCAGTGATGGTGAACTAATCCCACCGCAAGGACCCGAATCTGATCAGATCAGACCTCGCCCCGGTTGAACCGGAGTTTATAGTCACCGGAGGCAGCGATGAGGAACTCGGCCATATAGGCGTAGAGATCCGCAATGTCTGCATCGGTGATGTCAGCGTCGTGAGACCTGACAAGGGAAAGCGACAAGGAGGCCGTGTGATCGAAACCATCGGCATCAACACGTTTACGTGCGAATGTAACGATGGATCGGTTATTCCCATCAGTGTTCCCCTTGCGAGGGGTAACAGTGAATCGGGAATTGACGGAATCCGAAAGCGAGGGAGTAGCAGTAGTGCTCGTGTAATTCCACCCGTTAGGGATGGAGTTGCGTCGAGTAAAATTGACACTCGTCGCTGCCGCGTTCTTAAGAACGAGGGGATCGGGATAAGCCATGCGGTGTCCTAAAAGGGCTAGAAACTGCTAAACTTGAGCAGTGGTATGGCCCTTACGCCAGTAGCGCAAGGGTGTTGAGTATTTGAGTCAAACTCATGTTTGACCCAAAATTAACTCCTTTCGATGTAAGAAGACCAGCAGACCGGGTGAAATCCGTACGAACAGTTCGTTGGTACGGCCCAGAAGTCGACTCACCGCGAGGTGTGACGATCTTAACATGGGAAGTGACGTCTGTGATGACCTTTCGGGTCGTCCAGGCGGACTTCAATGTAATCGTTCCGTCAAAGACAGGAGCGGATACAGAGTTCACCAAGTCTCCGACGTTGCTGACATAGTCTATCAGAAAACTGAAAGGCGTAGCTTCCCAAATTACAGACAGAGGCTTGGTAAAACCATAAGCCGATGCGTAAGCCAGGAAGCGATTGTCAGCATCATCGAACCCTGAGAGATCATGATAGACATAGCCACCTGCAGAAATGCGGGTACTACGTCTAACCACCTTTCTTGTATAGAAGGCGTGACCAATGCTAGTACTGCCATGATACACCCAAGGGGTATCATAGGATTCAGTAAAGCATCTAGATCTCCGAAAGCGGGTCTCGCGCTTATACGTTCTTTTTAGGAACGCAATGCGCTTCTCTACATTGGCGTGAGAACCAATGAATGACGTAACGTCGTTTATGGTGGGCATGACACCGAAGTTCCAAGCCAACCAGTGATCAGCCACGGTTTTACCGAGGTTGACCTTTCTCGAAGAAACGGCAGTCCGAAGCCCATTAAGGGTATCGGGGCCGTAACGAGAGAGCTTGCCGAGTGAAGTAACGGTTTTGGGGATGTCGTCCAATTCCAAAAGGAAATTTGGGATAGACACCTCAACGGGAATGTGTTCCCGAACTGACCGTGCTACAGAGTCGACGAAGCTATTGCACTCTCTGTTAAAATCCTTTAGAGGGACAATACTAGAGAGTCCGACGGTTCCGTCAGCGTTCCAATTGACGGGGATTACGGCTTCATCACATTTTGCGATGATTTCGTAAGAGCTCCAAGGGACGTTATACGAGGAGGTAGGAAAACTAACTCCGTTGTAGAACGACTCAATCTTCACGTGAGTGCAGGGCTTAACCAAACCAGGAACGAACTTACCGCCTTGGTCCGTAATGGACTCATAAAGGTAAGGGGAAGGGGGACGGTGGAAGTATCCGCCGTTGTTCCAATTCATTGGAAAATTAAAGTATTTCCAATTAAGTGGCACCCCACTTCCGGTGGAAGTGCCCCCGAATGAGCGCGTTCTGGTTGGCACTG